TGGGCTATTACCCCCAGCACCAGTAATCACAGGAACAATATGTATATCATCTTGACCTATAGGATTATGCAAGTCTTCTTTATCTAAATCTTCTTTACCCACTAATACTTGATAATATTTATTTGCCATATGTGCTTCTAATTTTGGAAAGTTAGTTATAAGAAATCTAACAGCTTCTGCTGGATTCTTTACAACAGCTTCTAGTTCTTTATGACCTACAAACTTTGCAAGTTCTCCATACATTTTAACTTTCCGAAGCATAGCGATACCTCTTTCCAGTGCATTTTAGTAGCCATTCAGAGTATGGCTCTTTACAGGATAGTCTATCTGCTAAATGATGTAAAACCATATCTCCTAAAAAAACTGCGACATGATTTAAAGTCGGATGCATTATTGACATTAGTAATACATCACCTATTTCTGGTGGTTCATCATTACCAAGCTCTCTAAAACCTGTATTCTCTGCATATTTTTCAAATAATGGATTTTCTAAAAATTCTTGTGGAGTTATAGATCTTTCATAATCAACAAGATCTATGTTTTTTTCTTGTTTATACCAATCACGAACTAAAGACCAACAATCAGTTATACCCCAAACCCAAGGTCTTCCGCATAGTTCTGGTTCATATCCTTCTGGTTTTAACTCAGCCCATTGTTCTGTTTTTGGGTTAACAATATACCAAGGCAAATTACTATGCTCACAACTTATACGATCAGCTTGACTTGGAGTTGGAGGTGTTATGGGGTGGCTATGAAAAATACCAATAATTTCTCCTAATTTATCTGCTTTTACATAATCTTCTGGGTTCAAAATAAACTCTTGATGATTTGTAATCGCTAAATTTTGACAAGGATAATATCGTTGTTTACCTTTTACATTTAACAAAAGACCAACTGCCTCTTTTGGATCTTGGTCTTTCGCATGAACCAATGCAGCATCTTTCCAATTCATTGATTAAATGTACCGATAGAAGGAAATAAAGATCTAGTGCATTGTCGTTTTGGAGATCTTATCCCAGCTAAATCAAAAACTGCTGCAAGTTCCCATGAGACGATTTCTCTATTTTCTGCTTTTTTACGATCTATATAATATATTTCTTGTGGAAACTCTGCCGTAGGATCAGGAGTACCAAAAGGATTTGTTGCCCCAGAAAAATTAGCTGCATCTAAAAATCTTGCCATTGTTCTTATTCTTACAACCTTTGCGCCTGTAAGATCATTACCAGCAGTAGTTTGATTTACAGTTAACAATATTGCTGAAATAGAAGGCGAACCCATATTACTTACACTTAATGTAGGGCGAGGCAACTGACCACGTTGATAAGCAAAGCCTGTAGCTTGTACAGGAAATCTTAAATACTCGTTTCCATCCCATACTATTTTTCCATTTGCATCTAAGTTTGTACCAGCATGAAACCTATAAACAGTGGTTGCACCATGCAAAGCATTATCTAGCGTTAACGTGAACAATTCAATAATTGCTGACGGATTTACTTTTTGTATATCACTAAAAACAGGATCAGTACTCATGCTGGTTCAAATACTTCTCTAAATGTTGCATCAATATTTGCAAGGGTAGGTAGGTTGATAGTTTTTGTCCATTGTTCGCATACAAACTTGCTTGTTCCTGTTTTAGTAATTGATACATTACCGCTTGTAGTTGCTCCACTAGCTGCTGTTACAACAAAAACATTTGCATTAGTAACAGAAGAAACTATGTATGTACCATCAGCAGAAGAACCAGAGGTGAAATCTATAACAATAGAATCCCCTGCAAATAACCTGTGATTTGTAATCGTAATAGTTATTGTCGTACTACTTTGTGCATATGTGCCTGTTTTAGTAAAAGATTCTCTTGGTGGTGCATAGTCAAAACTTTCTTTGTCAAAAGCACGTTCTTGTAAAAAATAATCAATAGAATCGGCTTGATCTTCAGTAATATTTTCCCAACGCAAGCTATACTTTCTTGGGTTTTGATGATTTGGTATGCCGAATATTAAACGATGTTCATATCCATCAGCAAAACGAACTATTTTGCTTATTGGTGCTTGATCTTTTTTAACACTAAAACTAGGTTCTATGTCTGGAAAAGTAGCCATTAACTTAATAAACCTCCTGGCCTTTGCTGTTGTATAAGTTCTGACTGTATAGCAGCAGCTAAAGCCCTGCCAAACTGCTCTGACTGTGCAGAATCACCTTGAACAGAACTGCCAGAAGCATCTACATTTACGACAATATTACCAACACCTCCAGAACTTTGCACTCCAAGTTTTCCATTTGCACCACGCTTCAACGGCATGATTGCTTCCGGGCCAGCTTCTCCCATAAGCCCCATTCCTTGAGCCATTGGAAATAAGGTGGGCTTTTTTACTATGCCTCCATATGCAAACTTAGAAATCTTGTTGCCAGCATCGTAAACATTTCCCTTTGCACTTTTACCTCCTGTTATTCGATCAAAAAATGAAAAAGGACTTAAGAAGTTAAGCAATGATGCTCTTACAAGCATTCTGGTGAGATCTGCCATTATTGATCTCGCAAGATCACTAAAGTTAAGTTTTCCTGTTTGCACAAACTTAACAAGAGCATCTTCCATACCTTTAAATGCACCAGCAACGGCATCTTGAGTTTGTTTAGCAAAATCACCAATAGTATCAAAATATGCTTTAGCTCCTTTTTCTATATCATTTAAAGGTCTTTCTTTATCAGTATCTTTTGATGGGTCAGCAGAACCATCTGCTTGTCCTAAATACTGATAAGTAACCGGATGAAATAACATACCCATTATTTCGACAGGTTTCATTGCGTTTTTTAAAATTTCATCTCTTCTTTTTTTATCAGCAATAATTTTTCTTAAATTCTCATCTTCTGCGGCCTTTGCCTCTTCATATCTTTTTCTCATCAAATCTATAGCATTTTGTCCAGATATAGTAACAGAACCTAAAGATGCACTTCCAGTATCTAGAGTAATTTTTTGACCTTGCGAAGCTCTGCGTAGATTATCAAATGCTTCTTTTGTGTTTTTTTGCAAGTTTTCAATATTTTTTGTTCTTCTTCCAATATCCCTAGTTAAACCTTCTGCTACTCTGTCTCCAACTGCGTTACTTATATCGTTTAAAGAATTAACAGCAGTTGTAGCCATGTCTTGAAACATTGCACCAATTTTTGATAATGGCTCACCTAAATTATCTTTAAGTTCAGAAATTGATGTTTGTAATCTATCCCCTGCGGCTTCTGGCCCTTGTGCAAGAATTTTTGCGTTTTCACCATATGTATCAAATAGTTTTTGAGCAAACTTCATAAAATCATCTAACGTGACTTTACCTTGTTCTAAAGCTTTATCTAATTCTGCTGGAGTTTTACCCATAGAATCTGCAAATAAAGTAAACGCACCGGGTAGTCTTTCTCCTAATTGTTGTCTCAATTCTTCAGCTGATACTTTACCTTTTGAGAACACCTGGCTAGTCGCTCTCATGGCGGCTTTCATGTCTTCTAAATTTCCACCAGTACCTCTAATACCAGCAGCAATAGCCTCAAATACTTTTTGAGCATCTGATACAGATTGACCAGCACCGACAACGGAAGCTGTTAAAGAAGTAAATTGTCTGACAATAACGTCTTGTGGTATAGCTAATTGCTTACTAGTATTAGCTAGGAATTTTTGTGCTTTATTATATTTACCTATATCATTAATAACTAATTTTAAAGCTCTTCTCTGTCTTTCTAAAGCAGCATTATAAATAGCAATTTCTCCAATACTTTGACGAACCATACCAACCTGTGCGCCGATTGCAGCACCTACAGCCGCACCGGCTGGGCCTCCAACTTTCAATCCAATCGCACCACCAACTGCGCCTTCTGGGCCTCCAAAAATACCACCAGCAGCAATAGCGCCAGCACCTTTTGCAAAACCTTTTAATTTACCTTTAAAACCAGTAGTGCCAGCACCAGCTTTTCTCATCTGTGCATCTAATCTTGCAATATCAGCAGTAAGTTGTTTAAATTCAACACTTGTAACATCAGCCATATTACGCAACCCATTTAACGCATTTCTTTGCGCTTGCATTGCATT